TACGCTGTCGGACTCGCCCGCTTTCGACATCTGAGCGCCGATGTAGTCGCGGACCGAAACGAGCGTGGGCCAGTTGTCGGGTGTCGCTGCAGCCTTCAACTGCGCGGCTACGCTCGCATTGACATGTGCCGGCGTGCCTGATGCTGAAACTTCGATCTGCATGATGGTTACTCCTACGCTGCCGAGGTGAGGATCGTGAGCATGCTGTCATCGTATCCCGATACTCCGGCGCCCTTGGTGCCCGTCATCCATGGAAGCGCCGTCACCATCGCGCCATCCGAACCGATCGTCTTGTCAACGCCGGTCAGCTTGACGCGCGGGATGAAGATCGAGATGAAGTCCTTCGGTTCCACTTCCGGGGCGGTGAGCAAGAGGTGAAGCTCGAACTCGGTTTCGGATGTGAAGTTGGTGAGATTGGAGAGATCGGCACGAAGCAACGAGATCGAGCCCGAGAGCTCTGCGTTGTTCTCGAATACGTCGGGAGTGACGATGTACAATCCCGGCTGACCTTTGGCCGTCATGTCCAGCGTCAGGTCGAATGCCGTTGGAGTGGCTACGTCCACACCGTTCATGCGAATCACCGCATCGACGAACGTCAGGCCGATCGACGTCGAGAGAACGGGACTTGTGTAGAAGGGGGATGCTGCCGTGGCGAGTGGTATGAGGTCGGCGCCTACCAGTCCGAACTCGACAACCGCCATTCCGTCCGGCTGCCCCGAGAGCTTCATCGAAGAGACGCGAACACCCGTCGCCTGTTCCGACTGATCAATGTCGGCGTCGTACTCTTCAAACGTGAAGCTCCGACGGACGGGAGTAGTCCCCTGAATGAGCTTCTTGGCGATCTGGAGCGAGAACGACGTGTCAGCTACAGCGTTCACAATGAGCGTTTCAGCGACAGTGAGGACCAATGCCGTGACGCCCGTCACTCTCAGATTCTTGTTGTTGTTGCCGGCAGTGGACGAGGCGGTAAGGCGCACGACATCGCCCACCTTTACGCCGGCCGTGATCCACGAGCCTGCCGTCGCTGTTATCGTGTTGGGGCCAGTAGCCGTCTTGATGGACGTGAGCCCCGCCGTCGCTGCTGTAACGGCAGTTGCTGCAACCCACGTCGAGCGCATGACCGCTTCGAGCAACGGGTCGAACGTGCCTACAGAGATGTCAGCGGGGTAGGAACCCGTTACCGACTTGCTGCCAAGACGGCCCATCGGCATCTTGCCGTCCGATCTGATCTCGCCCGGCTTGATCGTTGCGCGCGCGAGCTTCAAACCCGATCCGGCATTCGGTCGGAACTGATTCGCGCCAGTCACGACAGCGGGAGGTGTGTTGAACGTCGTCTCAGCCTTGTAGGCGATGAGAATGTTTTTGCCGGTTTGTAGCGTCATTGGATGATCCTGTTATGTGGTCGGTGAGAGAGACAGCACGCGGTAGGGAATCGTGATTACGACGAGGACAAATCCCGGCTTCACTCTTCGTAGCTGTCCGCGGTATGGAGCGTGATCGCCACGAACGCGGACAACCAGGTTCGATCCATCGGTGAGCGGCAAGGATGATCCGGGCGGGAACAACGCGAGCAAGGAATCGATCTTGTCGTTCAATTCCTGCTCGCCAGTGTTTGCTACTCCGTACCATCTCACGACGTAGAGGCCGGTATCTTCTACCAGTCCACCACTGACCAATCCTTTGAGCGTTGAAGTAGCGGGGATGTAATCTTCCTCGATGTACTCTTTGCCCTGAGTGGGTTGGTACGTGATGTTGCCGTACACTCTGTCCGCGGGGAATGGAAGCGCATCACACTTGAGCATCTGAGTGCGGAGGGCCAACTGCACGCCGTTCGACGTTGGGCGCGTCACGCGTTGCCCCCTGTTGCACTTCCTGATTCGTCACCTACAACGTTTGTGGTGACCGTCTCGACGATCCTTTGAAACGACGCGAGGGTAAGGGCTAGACTGTGGAATCCGCCGACCTCTGATCTCAGCGTGAACTCACCGCGATCGTTCCTGCCATCTTCGATGTAGGGCGCGTACTCAACGTTGGTCGAGATCACCGCTTCGTCTTTCGACGGGTAACTCTTGATCCACGATCCCTTCAACGCTCCCGTATCGACGGGCTGTCCCGGCGCTCCCGTTACCTGCGAGCCTTCAACAATCGATTCGTGCGCCAGGTCCACGACACCGGTGAAGATGTCGCGCTCTTGTGTTTCGATCTTGCGATTGAACGCTCGGATATCGTCGGCGAATCCCACGGTCAGACAGCCCCAATGACGCGGTAGAGGATGGGCGTACCGTCAGGGGCGATTGCATCAACCGGGAACGAGATAGTGTAGGTCGTCCCGGCGAAGGTGAACTGGTCGCTCTCCTGTGGGTCGAACGTCATTCCTTGCGCTGCTACCGCGAGAACGATCGACTTGGCCAGTACCAAGCCTCCCGCTTCGATCTTCGCCGATTCGCGGAACGTCGCGCGCACTCGGATTGCGCTCGTTACGGACGTCTTGGTTACAGGAACGACATCCCCGCTCGCCTCGTCAACAATGCTCGTCTTCCGAGTGAACGTGACTTGAGCCCCCGCGTCAGCTATCGCTTCTGCGGTGCTTGCGATGTCGTCAGTGTATTGGCTCGACACTGTTACGCGCGCTCCACGCTGGTAGGCTGGGAAGCCATTGTGAGCGGATAGATTTCTCGCCAGACTGACGGATAAACCCGAAGGCCAAACCGACGCTCTGAGACAGACACGTACTCGGTCGAGATCACGTCTATCTGCTTCTTCGCGATGTTGGCCGTCTTGTCGATTCCCCAGACGTCGGCGGTCCCGGCTCGCATGATCTCCAAGGCGAGCATGACGCACGCGCGGGTGATCCTTGTCGGGATCGCGTTCTGGTCGAGGTAGACGCCCCACGCCCCGCCATGGATCATGTATCCGGAAAACGCACCGCTGGTTGATCCGTAATCAGGATCGATGACTGACGCGCGCGGCCACGATAGCGCCTGCTGCACCTTCGTCTTGAACCCCATGTATTCGACGGCGCCGAGCAGCGACGTAGCGTAGATCAATGCTTGCGTCTGCTTGGTTGCGTCAGTGCCCCACGCGTCGCTATTGGGCGTCGCGTCGATGATCGCCTGAGCGTCAGCCAGATCCACGAATGTGTTCGCGACCGTTCCGCTCGGAGTGGGGTCCAGGGTGAGCGCCATTGGCGGGTACTACTCGCCCCTCTTGGGCTGCTTGTCGGAGGGTTTGTCGACGAACTTCTTGTGTACGGAGGCGTCGAAGTCTGACGCGTTGATGATCACGTACCCGGAATCCGTGTCGTCCGACTGGACCTTTACGACCTCGAGCGGGATGCTCGGGACAATGAGAGGGCGGGTGTAGTCGGGGCGCGCTTCGATCGGTGCGGTTGGTGCGACGGTGGTGAACATTGTGGAGCGATCCTTGTGTGCGAAGGGGTGAAGAAGTCTTTCTGTAAGCGATGCTCCCTCGGGATAGTGGCGTTGAACTGACCACTATCCCGAGAGGTTACCGTCAGCCTGCGACGCGGCAGGCGAGCTCCGGGCGGACGCAGGCCGCACCGTAGAGCACATCGAAGTCGAAGAACGTCTGCTTGTTCTGGCGCGTGACTTCCAGTCGCAGCGTGACGCCCGATACCGGATCTGGCACCGAGATCATCTCGAGCGTGTTGGCGCTCGTCTTCTGGAGCGGGCGAGAGACGAACGCGAAGGCGTCGCGATGGAATGCGAGGTTCACGACGTGCGCCGCGTTGAGCGTGATCACCTCACCGCCGGCCGTTGCCTTCTGCAAGGCAGGCGCGATCGAGACCGTGGTGTTACCGACGGCGAGCGTGACGGCCGTGAGCACCGTGTACGTCTGTGCGGATCCGGCGATCGTGAAGATGTCGCCCGCGATCAGGTTCGATGCGTTGGTCGCCTTTGCGATCGAGAGCGTACCAGTACGCCCGCCATCGGTCGAGCCGACGCCCACAGCCTGCACACCGTTCACAGTGGCAGCGCCAGCGGAAAGCGCCGTTGTTGCCTGGGTCGGGATCTGCTGATCCATCGCCCAATCGAAACCGAGCTTCCGGCCGATCGTGCCCTCGATCACAGCCGTTGCGGTTCCGACATTCTGGAACGTGGTGAGCTGAGGCAGTGCGAGTGCGTTCGCTTCGGCGTTCACGTCGAGCACCATGCGGCGATCGGTGAGCGGCGCACGCTGCAGGTTCAGGATCTTCCGTGCGTTCGTTGCGGCGGTGACATCGGTGGCGAACGGGGTCGTGCCGGCGGTGCCGACGTATCCGTACACGTTGACGTACTGCGCCATGATGAACGCGTTGATGTCCTCGGCGATCGCCTTGACGGCTTCGTTGGACTGACCCGACTGCACACCGCCGACGATCTCGTCCTGCTGCTTGTCGGTCAGGTAGAAGCCCGACCGGCGCCACTTGTTGAGTGGGACCGACGCGCGGAC